CAACTGGTCGGTTAGGGCCGATCTTTCTAGTTCCATCTTAGCAATCGTGGAGGCAACCGAGGCAATTGACTCCGTCGTATCATCGATTTGTCGTTGGATATCAGTCAGGACGTTTTGTTGGGAAGCGTTGAGGGCTTCAATCAAACGACGCAATCCCTCTATCGTTGCTTTCTTGGTGGCGATGTCAGCAGACACCTTCGAGATGCTTGATTTGGTTAGATCTAAGTCCTCTTTGGCAAGTTTACTCATGGCAGTGTATACACCGACACCCAGAACATCATCGACAACCTCGCGGCGCTTTGCGGCCTCGAGTTGCATGAATGGGACGAAGGACGTAGACCCAAGAACAGTAGTCTGCCCAAATGTTCTGATGTTCAACCCCAGAATGTCTTCTTCAAGGTGGATTTGTAAATCCTTAACCATCACATTTGAATCCAGAATCTCTCCGTCTCGATGTACTTCAAAGATGTTGGGTTTGATTCCTCGACGTACAAGATACGTGGATCCGCGGGTGTTGAAAGTCAATTCGACAAGCGTGCCACCTTTGTTGATTGAGTTCACGAGCAAGCTCTTGGTCACCTTGCGGTAAGGCTTTCCGAAAAGTGCAAAGAACACACCGTCAAGCAAGATTGTGCTTTTGCCTCTTCCGTTCTTACCAACCACCAGTGTTGTCGAGTCTTTGTTCAACACGATTTCAGATGGGTGGTTTCCGTAAGAACAGAAGTTCTTAACTGTGATTTTCTCAAACTCAATCATATTGTAATCGCCCTGTTGTGTAGCGAGACTAGATAGTCTGCCACATCATCCTTATCCAAGTCTGTGTCGACGGATTCAACAACCTTCTTGATATATCCTTGGGTGTCTTCAATCCAGTCAATATCACCCACGTCTACATCAATAACACCATCTACCTTTGCCACACTTTCGACGATGTCAAGTGACTTGGTTGCGACCGCTTTGAGCTGATCGGTGAAGGCTGTGTACTTTTTCAGGTTTCCACGGTCGGTTACCACTAACCTTACAATTTTACCTTCAAGTGATGGGAAGTCAACAGTCATCCCCTCGACGTAGAGGAGCTTCTCAAACATCGTGATGTCGTTGACCACGAACTCACACGTTTGGTTCGTTGTGTCGAAGACATGGAAACCTTTAGGGTCATCGAAATCTGACCAAGTAATTTCGTAAGGAACGCCAAGATATGTTATATTGTTCGCGGATGACCGAGTGTGGAAGTGACCCGAAAACACGAACGGGTAGCCATCGAACAAATCTTGCTTAAGGCCCTTCTTTTCAACCTGGCCGTTTTTGTACATTGGGAAGCCTTCAATGGCGAAGTGCCCAATGAGAGCCGATCCTCGTTGCTCCTTGATGAATTGTTCGATTTCAGCTTTGTTCTCTGCGCATATCCAAGGGACGACGTCGAATGCGTATCCATCTAAGTCAAGTGTGGTGGGTTCGTCAATCACCTCGATGAACGGCGCATACTCTGACAGAATCAAATCTGGTGAGTTGACCCGAAGTGTGTTCCGGTATGCGATGTCGTGGTTGCCAACCAACACAAACATCTTCCACTTTTTCTCAATGATTTTCTCAACCCAAACAGGCTTACACAATTTCCAAGCATCGTAAACCAACTTGGTTTGGTTGTCGAAGTAGTCACCGGCTTGAACGATTGTTGTTATACCGTGCTCTTCCATGTAAGGAAACAGCTTTTCGACAAAGAAGGTGTTAAAATACTTCGCGAAGTCGAGGTCGCCCGATCTTGCTCCCATGTGCAAGTCGCCTAGTAAAATTATACGGGCCATAGTAATCCATTCATAAATAGGTAACAAAAATGTTTAATTATCAAAATTCATATGTATTGCGTCTACCTCACTATTTACAAAGGAAGCAAGCTTCCACCATTCTACATCGGTTCTTCTTCACTACAGAAAATTCTTGATGGCTATCATGGATCAGTTCAAAGTCGGTATTACAAAGAAAGATGGCGTTCAGAGTTAAAACAAAATCCCGAACTGTTTAAAACAATAATCCTACACACGTCAAGTGATAGAAAATTGTGTTACGAAAAAGAAGAACGGTTCCACAGAACCTTAGATGTAATACACAATCCACTCTATATCAATATGTGTTATGCAAACAAAAATTTTGATTCGTCTTCACCGGAAGTGAGATTAGCCATAAGCCAATCTAAAAAGGGAATTCGGCTAACGGATGATCAGAAGAAGAAGTTGCGCAAAACTCAAGAATTTGATTGCAGAGGGAAGTACCCACGAACTCAAATAACTAAACAAAAAATTAGCAACACCCGGAAAAATTCTGAGGTATTGAAACAATCCTCTATATCAAATCTACCCAAATCAACGAAGGATATACTGAATGGAATGCACTCAAGTAATAGAGACTATCTGTCTATTAGCGAACAAACTCGAGTCCAACACATAAAAGACTCTAAGGCATTGAGATCAAAAGAACAAAACATCAAATCCTATTCGAGGATAAAAACACAAGAAGAGATAGAAAAACTTAAAGAAAAATTCAAAACGAGACATATCACATATGTCTCGAGATTGACCGATCATAAAGTATTAGATATTGGTAATTTTTCAAAGTGGTGTAAGATCGCCCCATAAGAGTCATACTTCATCGAGAGGGCTAGATGCCGCTGGTTGTGGTTTCTTTTTGGCTTTGGGTTCCACATGCTTTTGTGGGCCAAGTGCTTTGATGAACTCTGACATGTTCATGTGGAAGTCTTCTGCATCGTCATCACTTGTAACGTACGAGTCAATGTCTGCTTTCAACAGAAGCGCCCACTTCACATTGGATTCTTCCTCTTCCTCTTTGATGCGCTTCAAGAACTCGAAGAAGCAAACTTGAGTGAAGTACCCTAGTGGTGATACGAGTTTTCCTGTACGCTCAGATACCATGTCTGGATTGAACGACTTCACACCCTTCAAGCATTTTATGACGCCGTCCATAACCATGTCTTGGATGAAACTGTACCGTCTGAAGTTGTGTTTCATCCCCAAGCCTTTGGAAATGTTCAGGAAGCATTCACCTAGATACTCGGAAATCTGTGGAGGTTCGGTGCCATTTTGCTCGGCCTCCAACATCTTGGCTCGATGCTCTCGCAGCGCTTCGCGCATCTGCTCTTTGTCTAAGTAATAATTGGGATTTGTTACATCCACTGGCGGCTTGATGCCGTATTCTAAATCTGTCATTTAAACCTTTCTCAACTCAATACATGTTAACAAAAAACAACATCGTGTCAAATTGAAAAAATAATTTGACGACCATTTTCAGATGGTCTATAATACATTTTGTACATTAAAACAATATACCATTCGCTTCGCTCATGGCCTTAGTCTTTATCATCCTGTAAGTATTCTGCGAGCGGTATTGTGGACACTTGATACTCGAACTGTTCTTGTATGTATATGGACATGCGTTCATCCAAACTTTTCAGGGTAACGTTCCGTTTTGAACCGACCGACAGGTCGTCGGCGATATCAAACAAGTTCATGTGACTCTTGCCTTCGAAAGCACGAAGTCCGCGGCCAATCGTTTGACGAATTAGAATAGACGATCTTCTCGGTACAGCGAAGATGATGTTGGTGATACCTGGGATGTTCACACCCGTGCTGAACAGTTTCTCAGAAGCAACGATGATACAGTTTGGGTCATCGTTGGCCACAGAGCGAATTCTCTCACGCTCAACCATACCCGTGTCACCTGACACGAAGTACACATTCCGATCTCCTGCTTTCTCTTTGATTACGTCATACATAATCTTTCCGTGTCTTTCAACGAAAGAGAATGTAATTAGTGTAACACCTGAACAGCGCAGAGCCAAGTCTCTAATAAACAGATTGCGCCCATTTGTACCAATGATGAAATTCATCTCTGTCTGGTAATCTGCACCCTTCATCTCTTTGCAGATGTGTTCTGGGTATTTGAGTTTCAGGATTTTGATCTTGATGTCTGCAAGAACACCTTCATCAATCAACTGACGAGTTGTCTTCACTGTGTACGTAGGCCCAAACAAACCAGTTAGAACGAGTTCATTGACCTTAGACCCATCAAGCGTTCCTGTTGTTCCAATTCTGCTTTTGGTATTAATGAATTGCTCGATTGTACTTCTGACTTCCTCAGCTTTGTAAGTGTGCGCCTCATCAAAGATTCCAACATCAGTGACCTTTGTGATTTGGGAGAAGGCTTGTGGGTTGTTCTTCTTCATTGCGTGAAGACTCTGCCACGTCGAAATCATGATGCTCTTCGAAAAGACTTTCTCTTTCCCAGAGTAAAGCAACTGTGTGTAATCTTCTGGACGCCAACCATTCAACCCCGAGTAATCGACGAAGTCTTTAAACATTTGTTCAACGAGGGAAGTTGTAGGGACAATTAGAAGGATTCGTGTATCTGGATTTTTATCCAACAAATAGCGAATCATTGCGTAGATGATCAGAGACTTGCCTGAGCCAGTTGGACTGATTAGAATCTTCCGATACTCTTCAAGAGCTTTGATAGTGGCCTCGATTTGATAGTCTCTCATGCCGATCGGTTCACCCTTTGACGCCACGTTTAGGGTTTCGCAGAATTCACGGAAATAGTTAGGATCGAAATCAGTTACTTTTGGATTCAGGGTCTTATCAATCTCCAACTCATAGTCATTGAGTTTTGCAAACTTGATTACAATACGCAGCAATCCTTTGTAGAGAGTCTTAGTTCTTGCGTTGAAAAGACGGATCTTACCATCCCAGCTACCATTGCGGTATGCCGGACTAAACTTGTAACTCTTCGAGTAAAAAGTGAAGAACTCAGAGAACTCTTGTTCAATACCAAAGTCATCTATTTGGACTTTGAAGAACGTCTCTGAGAATGGTAAGATTTTGATCATTACATGCCTGCTCTAAATTTTATCCAGTCCATTGCTACTCGAGTGTGAAAGGACCTGGATTTGATTTCCTGTAATACAGATTCTATTAGATAGATAGCTGAGTTACAGTATTCGATTTTGTTTTTGATTTTTTGAATGTCTGGGTCGGCATCTAACAACTCATCAATGTCGCCCTTCAGGGCTCTGAATTGATAAGCCTGCCAACCCAATTCGTTAAGTTCTTCGGTGGTTAGATGGCCTTTGAAATACTTTGATTTCAGCAACCGTTTGTCGCTCATCTCTGAAGTGGCTTTCACTTTCTTGAGTTTGTAGTCGATGAGGATCTTGAGATACTTTGCGTGGAGGTTTGGGGTCTTGAGAGCCGACCCTGAAATGTCTTGTTCGTCGATGACACAATCCTTTTCCCATTCCTCGATCAATTTGTCTATAAGCATAATCTACTCCATAATGTGTTACGTGTCGTATTTAGTCCTCAATTGGTAGTGTGAGAACGCAAAGGATACCGATGCCTTGATGTTGCGTGCTTCGGTCTCTGAGGTCGAGTATTCAAAGCCTCCTAAAGACACCGGAAAACAATCAATGAATGTATAGGTAGCAACTGGTAGATTTGAGCTGTCCAAGATGCCTAAGGTCGCGTCAGAGACAGTCTTCAAATGCTCACTTAGGTTGTTCTGTTGAGCATTTACAAAACTTGTGAACTGTAGATGGTTTTCTGGGTAACCCAAACCAAACAACCAGTCGGTAACCGCCTTGTAGTTGGCGAACTTTTCATCAATTGTGAATGTGACCGTCAACATACCAAACGACAACTTATCACCTGGCATCGGTGTATCTTGTAGTGGGTTTGAAATAGATGCTTGTCCCAGGCTAACCTCTGGCATTGAAACATCCTGTACGAAGAATGTAATATCCGGCAGTTTGTGAACGCTGAATATGAAGTTAGTTGCCAACAGAGGATTGATGTTCTCTGGAATAGGGCATCTTAGATTGTCTCTCATAGTTTAGAACTCCAGTTTTCATCGATTGAATTAGATTCATAACCAGTTGTTTGCACTTGCAACTTGTTCATTGGATCACACAACCATTCACTGATTGCATTGGCACATGAGTGTGCCTCTTCTCTATCTACCATATAAGCAACAGTCACGTGCGCACTAAACTCTGGGTAGCTGTGATTCATACCCAACGACTTTAGAGTTTCGTGTATCGTATCAAGATGTTGGCTTCTGATCTTTAGAACCAACGTCCCTTTGTTCTCGTCCCTTTGGCCGTCTTTGGGAATAGAATCGAAACAAGCACTAGAATAACAACCAAGGTCCATAACAATCGGATAGGTTGATAGGACGTTCTCAATAGTCTTCTGATGGACATTTGATTCCTTGCTGTACATTAGAGTTATGTGTGATTTCCCATCGGCCAACTTACCAGACTTAGGTAATAGATGTGTAGGCAATACCGGAGTGGTACATTTGACACAGACATAGTTACCTGGATAGATTCCAGTTTGCTCACTCAGATATTCCAAAAACGACTTCATTTTGAATCCTTCAATTTTTTAACGATTCTCCAGTTATTAGCAACAACCGCAACATAACCTACAATGAGAATGATCTGTTCTGTTTGATTCGCTACGGGGTGAAACCAGAGGTAAGCCAGCAATCCGGCTTTAACTAGAAATAAAGATTCCTTAACCCCAATTTTCTTAAACAACCCTCTTAGTACGGGATTTGCTTCTTTTACACCACCGGATGATAGTTTCAATCCAATGTAGGTTGTCCATGCATCGAGTATCTGCAACACGACTAAAACACTAAAGAATACGATTGGGTCTAACATAGAATCTCCTTTTTGTATTTATGGTTCAATTAGACAAAGGAAAACCAAGAAAAATCTGTGGTCTTTCGTTAAACTTTAAATTTTTGTCATATAATAGAGACACACTGAACAACAGTGTTAACAAACCAACTTACTGGAGTATTTGAAATGACCATGATGACCATGATGACTGAAGCAATGAAGACCGAAGTGTTTGCCTTTGCCAAAGAGGTGCACGTGAACAAAACCAAGCTCATGGAACTGGTTGAGCGGGTTGTTTCGATGGTCGATGTGACCCCAGCCGCTCCGGTGAAAACGAGCCGAGTCGTTGCTCGTAACAAGGAACTGGTGGACACGCTCCGCGCCACTCTGGGTAACGGTGTGTTCACGATCAAAGAACTCCCCAGCCTGCACAGCGATCGCCACTACATGGTTCGCAAACTGGAAGCTGAAGGTATCCTGGTCAAAGCCGGGAAGGTCGAGAAGACCGGTCGCGGTCGCAAAGACTTCATGTGGAAGTTCGCTGAGACTGTGTAAAACTACAGTCAAAGAAAAAGGCCTCGGAAGAGGCCTTTTGTCATGAGTGCCATTTCGATCCTTCTTTTGAAGATCTAGTAAGATTCATACCCTCATATCGGTGGAGATCGCAGAACTTTCTCTTATGGGAATTGGTGG